GATTTTAACTCTCTTTTTTGACATTTGTTATCACTCCCTCGCTTACTTCAACCGTACCGGCAACACTAAATATGTTGTATTACCTGTATCATGTACATATACTGCTGACACTGCATTTGACATTTCAAGTGTAATAGTTTCACTGTCACACACTGAAATCATATCAATCAAATATTCACAGTTAAAACCTATCCTTAATTCACCCTCACATTCCGCCGCACAATCATCTTTGACCGTGCCTTTTTGTGTTTCCGCCTCAAGTTGTATTTTTTCATTACCAATAGACAAAACGACAGGTGTTTTCTGAAACTTTTTGCCGTCAAGCAACATATCAGTATTAACAATTAACAAACCACGCTCCAACGTTTCTTTAAATTCGTGCTTGTCCACTGTTGCCTTTACTGTCGGTGCATTCTTCATTAGGCTTTTATATTTCAAATACTGTCCGCTCAATATTCGAGCAGTTATAATATAATTCTCATATTCAAATACAACGTTACGGCCATCAGAACGGATTTTTATTTTTGTATCAATGTCAGGTGTTACCTTTGCGATTTCTTTCAATGCTTCCAAACAAATCACCATTGAATTGTTTTCGCAATCAGCATTGACGGAAGTTTGTGTATATGCCACTCTCAAACCGTCACTTGCAACATTATGCAATGTGCCGTTCTCGATTTCAAACAATACTCCCACTAAAATCGGCTTTTTTGCCGCACTTACCGCCGCAAAAGGAATTGTTTTTTTTAAAATGTTTTTTAACTGACTGCACGACAGACTAAAAGATGAAGTATCCTTTACATTTTCAATCTCCGGATATGCTCCTGCCGATTGTCCTTGAATTTTAATCTTTGATTTACCGCTTTTCAAATTAACAACAAATTTATCATCGCA